CTCGGAAACGAGTCCAAATCTGAAGAAATCCTTTCGGATCCCGACAGAGTTCAGGTAAAGTCCTGTCTTAATTGATAGGAGTGCATTTGAGTCTTTGAAGGGAACACCAAGGTTCCATATAATAGTATCTACTGCCACAATGGTAGATGCTATCTCAGTATGAGAGGGTGGCGGGTTAAAGCCACCAGTCTCATTCTAGAGAAAAGTTCGTAAGGACTAACCCTTTATAGGGTGTCTGCAGCCCGAGTAAAATCGGAAACTGAGTCCTTTGGACGATGGACGCGTTTTGGACATTTGTGGACCGGCAGGATAGTCGGTATACAAAAGATCCAGATTAAAAGATATGAACACAAAAAGAATTTTATATTCTCGTAGTGCGCTCAAGATCTTCGCTCTGTTATCTAAAGGTGATATTCTCATCAGAAATGATGGGAGATCAATGGTTTGGTTGCTTAAAAGAGCAGTTGAACCATTGATTGTCCGTTGGAATGATTCCCTAGTAGTCAGTCTTGTCGTCTTCTCAAAGGCCTGTAGTCGTATCGCGCGTCGCTCTTCGATAAAATACTTAGTAATTTATCTTAAAGCTTCGCAGGTACTTCTACAGCAGTCAATGGGAGGATACAAGATTGCAAGCACACGTCCTTTGAAAGGTGCGATATCTCGTACGAGATCAGGTCTACCACGTATTATTCCTTCTTCTCATCGGGTTAAAATCCGCATGGGTCGAAGAATGTACGTTAGACTCTGAATGACCTTATTAGGTCTATATCGCGTCCTGGAGTTTCCTGGTAGTCTTTCTATAAAGACTATCACCGCTCCAGGTAAAGTAATTCCTGGTGATGTCATTATTGAGTTCAGAGATTTCATCGTTTCTGTCTTTTGAAAACAGTTTGCATGGGCGTCTTTTAATAAGATTGCTATGCAAGCCAATTCAAGAAACAAACGAGGTAAAATCGATTTGTGAACTCCTTTCATCGGTACTCTAACTGCTCATCCTTTTGTGATAAGAAAATCGTCTCCTTCTTCTATGAAGGGAGATGATGATCGTAAATGAAGGGATATATCTACGTCTCCACAGTCCTTGAAGAAGGCTGCGGCGATGTGGATACATGGAGTAGGTAAAGAGAAGGTCTACGGACCTTCTTCTTTATGAGACTTAATGAAAGAATGACTAAAACACTCTAAATCTAATTTGGTTCTTTCTATGATCCTTGGTTTATCTGAGGATTATATGAAAGAGCATTCCGGGGTGAAACCTACTGGGTGCCTAGGTAAACTAGGTACTAAGGAGGAGGCCGCCGGTAAGATTCGAGTGTTCGCCATGGTAGATGCTTTCACTCAGTGGATTTTTCATCCGTTGCATCATAGCTTGTTTAGTCTACTAAAATTGATTAAACAAGATGGAACCTTTGATCAACATCGTCCAGTAATGGCTTTGTTGAAAAATGAGGAGGTGAAAGGTCTATGGTCGTACGATTTATCGGCGGCCACTGATCGATTACCTCTCTTGTTCCAGAAAACTATATTGCTGCCTGTCCTGGGTCTTCACGGGACAGATGCCTGAGCAGCGCTTTTAACTTCACGTTCCTACTCTTTAAAACAAAAGTCGGGAACGGTTAAAGTTAAGTACGCGGTTGGTCAGCCCATGGGTGCACTTTCTTCCTGAGCAATGTTAGCATTAACGCACCATGCGCTAGTGCAATTTGCCTGATACAGGATATGTGTGCGAAAAGGAATCAAGTATACTTGATTCAAGTTGTATGCGGTTCTTGGTGACGATATTCTTATCGCTCACCCTGAACTCGCTTCGGAGTATCTCATTATCATGGACACTCTTGGAGTGGAGATCGGATTGGCAAAATCATTGGTTAGCCCTAACAAGCTAATTGGTGAGTTTGCTAAGAAGTTTTACATTCCTCGAGATGCTTCGATGGTCCCATTTAAGGAATCCATCGCTGCATGGTTCAATGGTAATGAGTACGCAGAGTTCTGTAGAAAGTATAATCTTTCTGTAGGACAATGTCTTCGAGTCGCAGGATTCGGCCATAAGGCTTTAGCAGTTAATAAACTGTTCTTGTCAAGTGGTCGAAGATTGCGTAATACACTTCTTCTTTTGTCGTCTCCGGTTTCACATCTTGGGTTCTCTTGGGAACACTTCTTTCATCTTAAGGGATGGAAGATGTTGGGACCAAAGAACAATATTCTCATATTGCAATCTTTGAGAGATCAGTTTGTAGAATCTGTCGGAAGACAGCTTTCTGCGGCTGAACCACTTTCAAAGTGAGCGTGAGAATTAAAGATGATGGCTAGATCAATTAAACTTGGTCTACCAGTGGAACCGTGAACTCCGCTAACTGGTGATGTAGGAAATTGGGAACGTCTCCACTCGGTTATTAGTTCCGAGCTGGATTCATTCTCATATAACTACAGCGAGTTAGTTAAGAAACATAAGGAGATATCAAGTATGCCATTGAATTGAGACTCATTTAAACAGTGAGTCGAAATTCAAAAGGCTGTCTCGGCTCTTGGAAAGGAGAAATCCTTAATCGTAGCCAGACTTAGAGATGCAGATGAAAATTCTGTAGCTATGAGTTCGGTGAAAGTTGTCTCTTCATATTGAAAGACCGTCCATAAAAAGTAGGGTATACGGAATGTATATCTGATAAGCCGATTATTACTCGTTAGTAATAATTAGGTTCTATAGTGGGCGACTGACAATCTGAAAAAGAATCCGGGGCCAACAGTCTCCAACGGAAATCACTACGATTTGTAGGAAAGCCGTGTTGCTTCTATCTGGTACAGCATTTATGCCAAGGCCAGGGGAGTGACTCGGTGAGTATTATAAATCATGGAGCGCATTTGAGCGCCAC